ATACACTTAGGCCGCCCCATCTCGCTAACTTGTGCTCGATGGAATGATTCATAGGTCGCGTTCGGATGCTCGGCCCTCATCTGCGAAGCGTCCCATCCCATCGGCAAAGCGGTCATCATGCCGCGTTGCATTTCAATAGACGAAAATGGAGACGCCAAATCGGCCCCAGTTTCCGGGCTCATTTGCGTTTTCAAAAGCACCGAAAGCATCGCCGCAATTTCAGCACTTGTTAGCGTTGCCTCTCGCCACCTTCGCGAAGCCGCACCCGTGTTAAGGGTTGACTTCATTTCGGCTACGCCGCGATGCTGACCAGGTCGCTCAAGAGAGTACCAGTGCAGCATGTTGCGGGCCGGCACCTTGTCCGCGATCTTCTCAACGTCAAAGAACTGGCCGCCTGGATGGTAGCGGAGAACGTCGTACCAGATCGGATTTCCAAACTCATCAAACCGCACGCCGTCGATGTAGCCGATCATTGCGAATGGCAGAAGCGGTGAAGAAACTTGCTCGGCTTCGACAAGCTGCAAATCGAGCTTGACTAGGTCGTTTAGAACCGGATTGCTTTTGAGGATCGCGAACGATTCGCCGTCACTCACTTTAGCAAGCGTCATGCAATGCAACTTGCGACGAAGCTTGACGCGCTTCGACCAGTTGCGCCAAGCGGTTTCGACGATCCGGTTGAATACATCGCTGCCGCTTTGCAATCGAAGCGAAGGCCCTTTGCCAACAAGATAGTTGGCGTGAACTTTCAACATCCCGTCGAAATAACCGTTCGATCCGCGTTCATAACGCGACCGCTTCATTAGCGTTAATCGAACGCCGCGACTGTTCGCAGAGTCAGCGTCTAGGGCGTCAGCATTAGCCCAGTAGTTTTTATATTCGTCGCTCGTTTGTGCAGCGTCAAAGCGGGCGTGAATTCGCGGCGCGTTCGATTGTAGGTCAAACGCCTCTGGTCGTTGCTGCGGTTTCGGCTGTGCCGGTCGCCGCGTCATTCCGAGAAGTTCGCTTATGCTCATCCGCATCCTGGCGGGATAATCTTCGAGAACCGCAAGCCCAAATGATTTCGTCCGTTGCCAGCGTCTTGATTAGCTAAGTGACGCTGTGCCGCAATAAGATCCGCAATCGGCCGCTCCGTGATGTTCGTCGATTTGACCGCTACGCTTTGCGGGTTTAGCATCGCTTCGCGGATGATGTCGTTTGGATCGGCCGTCGTGGTCGTGTCGCTCATGCGTTGATAATGACAACGCGAAAAGCCTTTGCAATATGCGCCGAAGAGATGTTGCCACTAATGGCAATCGGCTAGAAAAATACTTCGCGGCTGGTCAAATGCTGGCCGCAATGTCGGCAGACGCGAGTGCGTTTTGTTTCGCTACCATCGGATGAATGCCATGTCGTGATCACTCTGGTATCACGGCACCCGCACTTCTGACAAGCAAGGCCGATGCCTGATTCGGCCTCGATCTTTCGCGTCTCGCTTATCATCTCGCTCAATGGCCTGCGGATTCCGTCTTGCATATTATCGACCCGCCATTTCGCGAAGGCTCATCGGTCGCCGCACTTTGTTAGCCGCTTCCATCGCAGCAGCAACGGCCTCGCCTGCGCAAAGTGCGGCATATGTCGCGTCCAGCCAGTGGTTATTCCGATCGACGCGATCCCAAACAATTGCTTCGCCTTTGCCCTCAACGTATTTCTCGATCTGCTTTTCGGCGACAAGATGGCGAGTAAACTCGGCGTGTTCTGAACTACTCGACGGCTCGTAAAGCATCACCGCTCCAGCCTGATCGGCACCGATCAAAAGGCGTTGATGAAGTTGGCTTTTCCAATAGTCGGTATTCATGTGAACCAATAAAACGCCGGGAATACTGACGCCGTTTCGCTTCACCGTACCGATATGGTACTGACTGCCGACGTGGACCATTCCTTTTTTCTTGTTGTCCGGTAGCAAGTAAGGCGTCATCCTGCGTTGCCCTAGCCCGTAGCCTTTCGTCGGCCGATAGATTTCGGCACCGATCGGAAGCTTGAGTGCCGTGTTGATCTCGTTACAAAATTCGTACACGGCGTCGGTGTGTTCATGCCAGCCGCTATCAATCCAAATCTGCGACGGCCGCATAACGTCGCCGTTTTCCTTTTTCCATCCGCCATCAAAGTATCCGGCCATCCGCTTAAACGCTTCAATAAGTGCCGGCTTAACTCCAATGCGATCAGCTTCAACGTCTTGTTTTCCGTAGTCAATGATTCGCGACGATGTAAGCCCGAACGCTATTGCTGTCCAGTGCAACAATCGCTTGCCGGTATCGATTGCGATTGTCATGTGCGTTGCATCGTTCGGGATGATTCCTTTCTTCAAACCGACGGCTCGCTGTTCGATCTTCTCAGCATCGATCGGTGTTAGGTCGATGTCAGGCGGTATGTATGGAAGCGTCCAGATAAACTGCCGTTGTTTCTTTTCTGCGTTTTCCGGGTTGCGTGATTTCATCGCTCGCCATTCTTCGGCCCCGAGGTCTCCGACACTGACGAACGGATTGTCGATTGCTGACCAACGAAAACCGAAAGTCTGCGTCCGCGGTAGCTCGCCGTGGACGGTCCCATCTTCGCTGATTGTTTGATCGCCGTGAACGATTTTGATGAACTCACTTGTCGCCTTGCGGTCGTCATCGGTCCAAGCGTGTTCGCATTGCGGACAAGTAAAGTGCGAAAGCTCGGCCGCCTCTTCGCTGTCCTTTGCTTCCTGCCAGCCTTTAAGATGTTCGCGTTCGGGTTGTACCCACTGGTAACAATACGGGCAGGGACGTAATAGCCGCGATCGGCTGCCGTTGGTGTACTCTTGCCAGATGCGGCCCGACTCAATTGAGACGGTACATTCTAAATATACCCGCTTGCCCTTTCGACCGAATGCCGCTGTCCGCGCCTCGATTTGCTCTATCTTGTCCGCTTCGCGGCTGGCCGCTCCGGCCGTATCCATCCCGTCAGTTTCCGTGATCGCCACGACGCGGGTCGTGTACGCGGCCCGTGCTTTATCTCCACCGCCTGCCGTCATGAATCGCATCGTTGCACCGTTGCGAAACTTGATCGCTTGCTTAACGTCGCCGCCTCTCGATCCTTCGCCCGATGTCGGCAATAGCTCTCGGTAAACGCTCGCCTCGATAACCGGAAGGAAGTCCTCTTTCCATTTGTCCTTCGCCATCGCCATGTCGGGCAAGCCGACGACAACCGTTTCGCCGATTTCGAATAGGTGATAAAGCACCGGAAGGACGTAACACATTAGCGTCTTGCCATTTTGCACCGGACCTGTAGCAGCGACCCGCGACCACCGGCCGCTGTCGATCTCGTCAAAGAACGGCTTACTGACTGGATGTCGCCAATGCCGATAACGTTCGCCACCTGCCGGGCCATTCGGTAGGACGATCGCTTCTTCGACCCATTGCGCCATTGGCCTAAGCAACGGGGCCATTGATTGACGTAGGCACCACTGGAGGTCATGACGCAAAGCGGTATCCGGTAGATCAATCCCCGGCGCTATCATCGTCTAGTGATTCCTCCACGATTAGCCGGCACTCTTCGAGCGTATCGTTAACCATCGTTGCCGCTTCATTGCCCCATCGCTTCGCTAATCGCTCGCCCATCCTACGAATCAGCGTAGCCCATCGGCCTAGAATGTCGCGTGCCTTTTCGCGGTCGATTAGCTCTCCCTTGCGTGATTCCAAATCGAGTTCGGCTAGCTTCGCCTTTGCCATCCTGTAACGCTCAAGCCCTGGCGAGTCGCCGTCCATCAGCGGATCATCCTCGCCCTTAATCCGCGACGATCCCGGCCCCTCTGTGCGAAGCCAAATCGCGATCTTGTCCAGCCGATAGCTCCGCGGGCTGCCGGGCATCTTCTGCTTGGCCCAGTTCTTTACGGTGTCGATCGAGACGCCGAAGAAATCCGCGACTTCCGTTTGCGTGTCGGCAGTCCAAGCAAGACGGGTGCCTCCCGCTTCATCGATCGACCGCAAGGCATCGCGTAAAGCTTTGCCGCGTTCGATGATTGTTTTCGGCTTGTTGTCTGCCATGTGAAACCGGACGTTTATGTCGCCTGAAAAATCTTTTTCTTTTTTGGGATTTTGTATCTACACCGCTTGCAATACTGTCCGACAATTATTATCGTTAGGGCATACAAACAACACCCGCCAACCAAAAGGCAACAAAATGAACAAGCCAAAAATCACCGCCGACGCCGCATACGAAAACGCCCACCTAGTCGCCCAAGACATGATTGCAAAGCTAGCCGAAGTCCTTTTCGAAATGCCCGCCCCAGGCGACGACACGGCCAGCCCGATCAACTGGGGCCATGTCGGCACCCTTAACGAAGTAAACGCCCGCCTGACCGACCTGATCAAGTTTGTCAAAAACGAAGATTGATAGCCAACAACCCAGCAACCCAGGAGACCGAAACTATGACCATTGACCAACTGATCGCACGCCTTGAAGAGTGCCGGGATGAAATTGGCGGCGATGCCGAGGTTCGATTGATGACGCAAAGGAACTGGCCGTTTGAAAATTCGATCTTTGGCGTTACGACCGGCGCCGAGATGAACGAATCCGACGACGACGACGACGACGACGACGCCGAGGACGCCGAGGACGCCGAGGACGATGGCGTGGTGTATATCGTCGAAAACGAACAGCTTGGCTACGGTTCCAAGCGCGCCTGGAATTGTGCCTTCTAGCAATTGTCTCCACGCCTTAACGGCAGCCGCTAAACCGGCGGCCGTTGCAATTACGGAAAAACCAATGCCAAAAAAAACAACCGCCAATGATCGCATCACGTTTCGCCCTGGCGACCTTTCGGCCCCGCTTGATAAATGGTGCAAAGCCAATGGCGCAACGCACAGTAATGCTATCCGTGCGGCTCTATCGCTGATGCTCAAGGTGTCGCCCCCGTCGATGCCGGTCGGTCGGCCGCCTGTAGCGTCGCCTTTTGGCCAGTCAACGACTCCCAACGCTTAACAATTATGTCGCAGTATTGCGGGCTAATCTCCATGCCGTAGCACTTGCGGCGCAGTTGCTCGGCGGCGATCAGTGTCGATCCAGAACCGCAGAAAGGTTCGTAGACGGCATCTTCGGTGTCGGAATATGCCTTGATAAAAAACGACGGCAAGCCGACAGGAAAGGCTGCGGAGTGCCCAAGCGCTGTATGGGTGGAGGCAAACGTAGGAAGTCGGTTGCCAGGATACGCGAGGCCCGCTTTTATCTCGTTTGGATCAACCGCACCGGATTTACCCTGCCGCTTGGCGGCGCTTGTATTTCCTGCGCCCTTGCCCAACGGCTGCGGAACTGAATCAGACTCGTGCATTACATCGCGAGGCCGAAACTTCCAGTCACCAAGTGTGAACTGATACACCGGCTCGAACTGGTTTTTAAACCTGCGGACAACCTGCTGCGGGATGCCTACACGCTCCCAGCAAAACTCCTCCGCGAACAGCCATCCCCACTTTCGCTTCATGGCAACAACAAGGTCGAAAACGTATAGCGACCTCTCCAGTCCTTCACAGGCTGGCTTGATGTTGACAAAGAAAGATCCGTCGCTTGCCATGCGATCTTTTGTTGCAGCCTGGATTGGCTCCCACCAAT